CATTAACTGGAGTTGTACCAGTAATGCTAGTGCTTGAAATAATTCCAGCGGCGTTAACAGTGCCAGTAAAGGTAGGTGATGCAGTTGGGGCTTTTGCCGCAAGGTCAGTAGTTAGGTTAGTTACATCGGACTGAGCAATTACAGCGGAACTTGAGAGCACACCACCAGCAGAAGTCTTTACAAACCCTGCAGTTGTCAAAGGCGTAGTTACAGTGCCAGTAAAGGTAGGTGATGCAGTTGGGGCTTTTGCCGCAAGGTCAGTAGTTAGGTTAGTTACATCTGATTCAGCAATCGTTGATGAGCTAAGAACTCCACCAGCGCTTGACTTCACAAAGCCAGCAGTCAATGGCGTAGTTACAGTGCCAGTAAAGGTAGGCGATGCTTTTGGAGCAAGCAAACCAAGTGCAGTATCTAAGCCGGTAACTTCGCTCGTAGGGTGCGTGTGAGCAAAGTCAGTAATCTGGGACTTAGTGTGCGTATGCACAGTTGGCGCTTTACCAGCAAGGTCGCTAACTAACCCAGTAATCTCAGACTCTGCGTGAGTGTGAGCGGTAGGTGTACGAGCATCACTTAGACGTGAATCAGTAGTAATAACTGCAGTGCCAGTAACCTGTGAAGGTCCAATAGTTAGTGTTGACTGTGCAGCATTCTTCCACAGACCAGTAGCAGAATCATACTTAATAAGGTCACCATTAGCGATACTACCAATAGCAACGTTATGCAACTCTTCAAGTTCAAAACCATTCTGAACCTTGATAAAGATTTCACCATTAGTTGCATGTGCACGAGTCACAATACCAATAAAGACAAGGTGGTCTGGAGCTGAAGGCTTAGTAGTTGAACCACCATAATGCCAGAAGATAAGGTTGCCTGCAGTGCCCAACCAAACAGCATCACCAGCAGTAGCAGTACCAGTATCTAGCCCAGCAAGCAAACCTTCAGTAATGACGTTTACAAAAGCGTTAGTTGAACCACCAGTTTCAAGCAAACCCATAGTCTTAGAAGAGGTTGCCTCAGCAGCATTTGAAGCCTTTGAAACAATCATGTTCGTTCCATTAGAAGAACTTACATAAACTGCTTGACCCTTAGCAATTGCTTCACCAAGTTTTACTTCATGCTTAATAACTGACGTGTAGCCAGCTGAAGGGGCAGTAGAAGTCCAAGTGGTGTTGTAATCAGCACCATCAACTTTGGCAAGGAACTGCCCAGTAGAGCCACCAGTTGGCATACCATTCGGTGCATTAGGTGCATTAACCCATTGGGTATCAAAATCTGCAGCACTAGCCTTAGCAAGAATCTGGTTAGTTGTACCACCAGTTTTTACACCAGGACCAGTAGCACCAGTAGCACCAGTAGCACCAGTATCACCCTTAACACCTTGAATACCCTGGATGCCCTGGTCGCCAGTATCACCCTTAACACCTTGAATACCCTGAATACCTTGGTCACCCTTAGCACCAGTAGCACCAGTAGCACCAGTTGCACCAGTAGCACCAGTTGCACCCTGCAAAGCCAAAGGCATCCAGTGAGTTGCGCTCAGTGAAGGAACTTCACCAACAGTTGGGTCACCTGAAGCAAACCAAGAAGAGTTGTTGTAGTAAACAGCATCATCATTTACGTAATCGGCAGTGTTTGACCAAGTGCCCTGCCAGTTAAGACCAGTAGCACCAGTAGCACCAGTTGCACCAGTTGCACCAGTATCACCCTTGTCACCCTTGACACCCTGAATACCTTGGATACCTTGGTCACCAGTATCACCCTTAACACCCTGAATACCCTGAATGCCCTGAATGCCCTGAATACCTTGGTCACCCTTAGCACCAGTAGCGCCAGTTGCACCAGTAGCACCAGTGTCACCCTTGACACCCTGAATACCCTGAATACCCTGGTCACCGGTATCACCCTGAATACCCTGAATACCCTGAATACCCTGAACACCCTGAATACCCTGAGGGATAGTCGCAGACAAAACCTGTGCAGGAGAAGTACCAGCAATCGTAATCGACGCAGAAGAACCAGCAGCACCAGTTGCAACCGTACCAACAGACAAAACATTTGAAGGACCCGCAGGACCCTGAGCACCAGTATTACCAGTATCACCCTTAGCGCCAGTAGCACCAGTTGCACCAGTAGCACCCTGAGGACCAGTCGTACCAGTATCACCCTTAGGCAATACAAGGTTCAAAGTCTGATTAGGTGCAGTGCCAGTAATCGAAGCCGAAGGAATAGTGCCAGAACTAACAGTTCCAACATTCAAAGTATTAGCAGGACCAGCAGGACCAGCAGCACCCTTCAAAGACACAAGCCAAGCAGACTCCGTACCAATGAAACCATTCAGCAGCGCAATCTCATACGCAGACTTACCAGCAGTGCCCTGAGTGAAATAAGGCAACGAAACCCAATTAGAGGTACCATTACCAATCTTCACCTTCATAGTGTCAGTTTCAACACCCATCTCACCCTGAGCAAGAACAGGATTAGCTGACGTCCAAAGAGAGGCAACGCCTCGACGCAACTGCAAAATAACAGCCATTAAATTACTCCTCCACCATCAAAGTGCGGGATAGGTGTGTAAACGGTGCCAGGTTCTCCGCCGTCAATGTTCCAAACGCCACCATCAATGTCATTAAAACTGATGCGAGCCGAATCTTTGCCGTTATGTGTGTGATTTCCCGGCGCAGCCTGAGAAGGTCCAACACCCAAAGTGTGGTGCAAAGCCTGAGCACTTGAATCCTTATCGGAGTTCAAGTGAAAAGCATTCACATCTTCAGTAGAGGGACTAATAGGCATGTTAGAATTCTAACGCATACTGGAGGAGACGACCATGAGTAAGGCGAAACAAATCGGCACGGCTGCCGAAACTGCTGTAAGAAACCACCTGCTATCTCAGGGGTACAGCGAACTAGAAGCACACCGCAACGTTCTAAAAGGAACAAATGATGAAGGTGATGTTTGGCTGCGCGAACCACTACGCGGACTAATCGTCTTCGAAATCAAAGGTGGCAAGGCTGCCAAGGAGGCTTCCTATGGGCAAATCGAAAAATGGTTCCAAGAAGCCGAAACTGAAAAAGCCAATGCAAATGGTCGCTTTGGTTTCCTCGTCACTCAGCGTGCTGGTGTGGGAGCTCCACGGGCTGGGGAGTGGTGGGCTTATGCCAAACTCGGAGACCTCTTTGAACTTCGCACTCGGCTTAGCAGTGACGATAACACTCTTGTGCGTCTACGTTTACTTGACTTGGTTGGGCTAATTCGTGGCACGGGATAGTTTCAACCTAGAAGATGCCCTGCGTGGTTTGGGCGAATCAATCCAAGAGTCTGCTGCAGCACCAAACCTTTACAACTATAAGGCGTCACCAAAGCAGGAAGCTTTCCATGCCCTGCCACAAAAAGCACGCCTATACATTGGTGGTAACCGTTCAGGTAAATCCTTGGGTTCAACCATTGAAGGAATTTACTGGGTTACCAAAACTCACCCGTTCCGTACAATGCCAGATGAACCAGTACGTGGACGAGTTGTTGCAGTTGACTTCCTAAACGGTGTGGATAAGATTATCCTCCCACTTTGGAAGCAATGGCTACCAAAGAAATACCTAGTTAACGGTTCATGGGAAGACTCCTATAGCCGTGAGCGTCATGTACTCACACTAAACAACGGCAGCTTCGTAGAGTTTATGTCGCAAGACCAAGACCTAGACAAGTTCGCAGGTTCATCCCGACACTTCGTTCACTTTGACGAAGAATGCCCGAAAAGCGTTTGGCAAGAATGTCTCGCACGTCTCATCGATACTGACGGCGACTGGTGGATGTCACAAACCCCAGTCCAAGGTATGGAATGGATTCTCGAAGACGTATACATCCCAGCACAAGAAGGAACTAAAGACATTGGAATCGTTGAAGCAACTATGGACGATAACCCAACGCTCTCTAGAGAAGCCATTGCGCGTTATATGGAATCACTTACACCAGAAGAGCAACTCATCCGACGCAACGGACAATACGTCCATCTTGGCGGTGCAGTCTTTCCAGAATTCAGTCCTCTCACACACTGTATTCCTAAAGGACAGTTCAAACCCACTGGCAAGCATCGAATTATTCGAACAATGGATAGCGGATACACCAACCCCACCGTCTGGTTGTGGATGGCAGTTGACAAAGATGGAACTATTATCGTCTTCGACGAATACCACAAAGCGAGAGAGAATGTTGACTACCACTCCAAAGAAGTTAATGCTCGGACGAAGAAAATTCTACGAGAGTCAGGTGCGGAACTTTACCTTACTACCGGAGACCCGGCAATCAAACAAACAAAAGAGCACACCGGAACCTCAATCCAGCAAGAGTACGCCAAGCATGGCATCTACATTGCGGTAGACCAAATTCCAAATGACCGACGTATCGGTTTGGAACGCATCCAGCAGTATATGAAAGTCAACCCAAAAACAAACAAGCCATACCTTATGTTCACGGATGACTGCCCAGAACTTATCGCTGAAATCCCTAAACTAAAATGGAAAAAGCACGCCTCACCAAAGGTTGCTGAAATGAAAAACAAGCTAGAAGAAATCCGCGACAAAGACAACCACTGCTACGACGCATTGAAATATGCGATGACTTTCATGCCAGACCTAACACCTGCAGAGTTCTCTGCAGAAGGTCAAAGTCAAGCATTCCATTCTGTTTTCCGTGAACAGTTCGGTGCAACAACCAAATTTACTGAGTATGATGAACCTGACCCTTGGGGTCAAGAATGGCGCGGAGCGTCATCAATTAGTGAACTAGAAGGATAAAGAATGAGACACTTTAATTTTTACGAAAACGGCGGACCTTTCCCATCATCATGCGTATCATGCGGTGCAAACAAGCGCATCTTCGGACTAACCCGCGAACTTGTCGCAGGTGGCGAAGCACAAATCTGTGAAACCTGCATCAAAGAACTAGCCATCTTCATTGGCTGGGCTGACAAAGAACCACTAGAGGCTGAAATTGACTTCCTAAAAATGGATGTTGAAGCCCACGAAAGAGAACTTGCAAAAGTACCAGACCACGTAGAGGAACTTATCAATGGAATTCGTAGTAGCGTTACTGACTTTATCTTTGCTGTTTCTTACAGCGACAGCGTTTCTAGTGCACAGGATGACGAGAAGCCTGAACTACCAGTCGCACAACCTGTTGAAATCGGCAGAACTACAAAGCGAAGCGGTACTGCACCTCTCAAACCTGCTAGCTAGTAAAGAACCAATGGCGTTTCAACAGTTACAAGCCGTGACTGTTGCACCTGCTTATCCTGAAGATTCTGGCTATACTGGACTTTATAAGACTGGCGAAGAGCTGGAGCTTGAAGAAGCTGAACGCGCACTCTCTGCCGTCTTTGATACTTATAACTGATTCGGAATAGGCTTATGGCAAACGAACAATACTTTGACGGCAAGACCGGTCAGTACATTGCTGGCGCAACCAGTGAAGGTGAGATGGCTGACGACAGCCTACTCAACCAGTTCAAGCGCAAGGATGAAGCTAAGAAGCTTGTCGCTTGGGTTAAGTCTGAGTATGAAAAAGCCAAGCAGGCTCGCAAAATGGAAGAGCAAGACTGGTACCTTCAGTTGGCGTTCTACAACGGCACCCAGTACCGTGATTGGACTGAGGTTGTAAAGGGTGCACCAAAGCAGCTAGTTGAAACCCCAAACCCTGCAGGCACCCCACGCATTGTTGTAAACAAAATTGAACCAATCATTCGCACCGAAATTGCTAAGACTTCATCAGGTCACCCATCAGCAACTGTTGTACCAGCATCAAACGACGATGATGACCTTATGGCTGCAACTGCTGCCGAACAGGTTTGGCAAGCAATGTACGACAAAGCAAACTTCCAGACCGACGTGCTACAGAAGTCTGAGTTTTGGCGTGCCGTCTGCGGTAACGTTTTCACTAAAACCTACTGGGACCCTTCGGCTCGCGAAATCACCCCAACCCCAACCGAAGACCCTTACACTGGTGAGCGCAAAATCATCCAGAAGGAAACTTCACGCGGCGACGTAGCATTCGAAGTTGTTTCACCATTCCACCTGTTCGTTCCAGACCTTGCAGAAGAAAACATTGAGAACCAGCCATACCTTTTCAATGTTTACACCAAGTCTGAGAACTGGGTAAAGAGCACCTTCGGTGGTGTTCTACCAAAGGACTTCGTACCATCAAAGGTTTCAGCAACCGAAATCATGGACGCAACCATGATGGACGTCAAGGGTGGGAACACTGCAAAGCCTGACGCTGTACTCGTTATTGAAATGTGGGCTAAGCCAAACGGTTGCCCATACCTTCCAAAGGGTGGTCTAATCACCATCGTAGACAACGAAATTGTTCAGTTCGCAGAGAACGGTATCCCTTACTCTCACAAGTCATACCCGTTCGCACACGCTTACTCGATTCCTACCGGCAAGTTCTACCGCCGTTCAGTAATCAAGAACCTAATCCCAATCCAGCGCGAACTGAACCGCACCCGTTCACAAATCATTCAGGCAAAGAACCTTATGGCTAAGCCTCAGATGATGTACCACGAAGGTGCAGTAGACCCACGCAAGCTCTCAGCAAAAGCAGGTCTATGGATTCCAGTACGCCCAGGTTTCGCAATGCCACAGCCTGTTCCAATTCAGCCACTACCAAACTATGTGCTCCAAGAAGTGCAGCAGTTGGAATCAGACTTTGAAGACCTATCAGGTCAGCACCAAGTCTCACGTGGACAATCAGGTGGTGTAACCGCAGCAACCGCAATCAACTACTTACAGGAACGCGACGACGCCTACCTAACTACCATCTTTGCCAGCATTGAAGCAGCCGTAGAAAAAACTGCCAAGCAGGCAATCTCATTGTTTATCCAGTACGTCAACACTCCACGCCTAATCAAAACTGTTGGCACCGACGGCTCATTTGACGCAACCGTCCTAGCCGGTGCAGACATTGCATCAGGTAACGACATCCGAATCGAATCAGGCTCAGCCCTTCCAACATCAAAGTCTGCACGTCAGGCTCTGATTACCGAATGGATGAAGATGCAGTTCATCACCCCACAAGAAGGTTTGAAGATGCTCGACATGGGAATGTTGAAGAACTTCTACAACCTAATCAAGTTGGACGAGAACCACGCTTCGCGTGAAAACCTACAGATGAAGCGTCTCACCCCAGAAGCAATCCAGCAGTTCCAGCAGCAGTGGGAACAGGGCGCTGCAGCAGGCGAACCAGACAAAACTGTTCCAGGACAACTCGACGCAAACGGTCAACCAATTCCACTTGCTGTACCAGCAGTCGTACAGGTACACTCATACGACAACCACGCCGTACACATTGAAGTTCATAACCGTTTCCGTAAGTCGCAAAGCTTCGACATTCTGCCAGACGAAATCAAGGCAGAGTTCCAGAAGCACATTTCGATGCACGAACAGGCTTTGCAGCAGAAAATGATGCAAGATGCAGCAATGGGTCAAGCACCTAACGCTGCAGGAGCGCCTCAGGCTTTACCGTCTGAAGCTTCACAGATGCCCCCACAAATGGGCTTAACCTCAACGCAATTACAGTAAGGAAATAAATGTCTGACGAGACGCAGGTAACACCTGAGCAGACTATTGAGGAAACTACTACGGTAGAGACCCCAACAGTTGAAGAAACCAAAGTACACCCAGCCTATGACAAACTACTCGCAGAGTTGCCTGAAGCTTGGCACTCAAAGGTAACCCCTTACCTTCAGGAGCAGGACAAGTACTTCCAGCAGCAGTTGGAAAAGTACACCCCGTTCAAGGAGTTTGTAGAAGAGGGTGTTTCAGCTGACCTTATCCGTGGTGGCATCAACCTTGCAAACGCAATCAGCAACGACCCTGTAGAAATCTTCAACAACCTACAGGCTCACCTACGCTCACAGGGTCTACTCAAGGATGAAGCAGCACAGGCTGCTAAGGACATCATTGAGAGCGAATCTGGCGAAGACCTAGAAGACCTATTCGATGGTGAAAAGGTTCCAGCTGCACTACAGAAGGAACTTGACGCCCTCAAGGCTAAGACTGCAGAAGTAGATGACTACATCTACCAGCAGGAACTTGCTAAGAAAACTGACGAAATCTCTAAGGAACTTGACTCAGAGATGGCAGCTTTGAAGAAGGCTCACAACATCACCTCAGAGCACGAAGAAGCAATCTTCGACATTATGAACAACGCTCTAGGTGCAGGCAAGGACATGACCGTCGCTGAAGCTGCACGTAAACTACAGGCAATGATTGGTTCTTTCGCACCTGCAGGCGCTGCAGAAGAAGCACCAACCATTATGGGTTCCGCTGGCGGAGCAGGCGTACCTGCTCAGCACTTGTCAGTCCCAAAGGACGACAAGGGCAAGAAGGAAATGCTACAACGCATGTTCGAGGAGCGCCAGCGCCAGATGTGAGAGACATCTGACATCAAACCCCGTCAATAAAAGGCGGGGTTTTTTGTATGATTCCTACAAAGTTTTTATGCTACTATACAAATATCTACGTACAGCCACCTAAGAGTGGTCAGGGCAAGCGATAACACTAACTTTCGTTTTTAAAACTTACTCTTAGGAGAGTGAATCACATGGCAGGTCAGGGAATCCTAACCTTCGCAAGTGACGCTCTGAAGCTCGTCTACGGCGACCTTCACGAGCAGCTTGCAGACAAGAACCCAGCACTGGAGTTCATCGAATCATCATCACAGCACATCACCCAGAACGGTAAAGAGGTCATCTTTGACACTCACATCGGACGCAACCAGGGTATCGGTGCACGTGGCGTACGCGAGGCTCTACCAGTAGCAGGCGCACAGAAGTACAAGCAGGCTCACCTATACCTCAAGAACCTATACGGTGCTATTGAGGTTGACGGACAGCTATTCGAGCAGGCTGCAGACAACTACAACTCATTCATCAACGTTGTTGACGCTGAAATCAAGGGTCTAAAGCGCGACCTATCTCGCGACCTAAACCGTCAGATTTACGGCGACGCATCAGGTACCATCGCAGTCGTAAAGACCGCCGTGACTTCTGCTGCATCAACCGTAGTGTTCGTTGACGCACACTTCGCTGAAGAGGGCATGGTTGTTGACCTACTAGACGGCACCGACCTAGTTGACGGTACCCCAACCGTCAAGAAGGCAGCCCTAGTAATCACCGCCGTAAACGAAACCACTGGCGCTGTAACCTTCGACGCAACCACTGTTGCAGCCGTTGGTGACATCATCGTCCGTGCATCAGGTGGCGCTAACTCATTCGGTAAGGAACTAACCGGTCTAGGTGCAATCGTAGGTGCAGGTAACTCACTACACGGCATCGACGGCGCAACTGTTTCTTCATGGAACTCAACCGTACGCACCCTTGGCTCAGTCGGTACCCCAGGTACCCTAACCGAGATGGACCTCATCTCGCTAGTACAGGCTGTAGACAAGAAGGGCGGAGACGTTGACGTATTCCTAGCCTCACCAGGTGTATACAACGCTTACTGGAACCTACTACAGGGTATGCGTCAGTTCACCAACGGTGCAGGTCTAACCGGTGGTCAGCGCTCATTCACCTTCGAAGCACTAGGTAAGCCAATCAAGTTCGTTTCAGACTACGCAGCACCAAAGGGAACCATCTATGCGTTGTCATCGAAGGAACTCGTTATTAACCGCAAGAAGGACTGGTCATGGATGGACCGCGACGGTTCAATGTGGTCACGTGTTGCGAACACCGACGCCTACGAGGCTCGTCTGTACCAGTACAGCGAAATCGGAACCTACCGTCGTAACGCACACGCTAAGCTATCGAACATTGCCGAACTAGGCGCATAATAGCTCAGTAAAAAAACTCCCCCCTAACCGGTCCGTCTCGCTGGTTAGGGGGGTTTTTTACTACAATAGAACCATGATTAATTTTGCACAACTAGATGGTCTATACACTGACCAGCAGAGACGGGTTGCAGCAGTCATCAAAGATGTTTTCCCGTCAGTTCGCCTCATTCGTATGGAGCCAGGACACCCACAGTTCAACCCTGAGATGCCATTCGCACTCATCGATGAACCACCAATAGGAAACTCTTACCTCATCACATGTGTGCATGAGGCTGAGATTGACCACCGCCTTCTTGCACGCCTAATGGAATCAAACATGCATGACCCCGATTCCAAAGTAAATAAGTTACAATTACTAGAGATGGCTCATGCAGCGTTAGAGGCGAAACGTGAAGAAGAATGGCGAGCTGAAAAGAAAGACATTCTGAAAAGCGCTCTCAAGTCCAACAAACACACTTGGACTCACGACGGTCAAACTCTAAGGAAGTAGAAATGCCAGCAGAGGAATTCACTCACACAGGTACAGATGTTGCCTCCCGTGTTCGCACAGGATTTGGCGATTCCTCTGGTGCGCAACTCGCAGACGCATCAATCCTTTACTGGATTAATGACGGTCAGCGCGAAATTGTAAACTCTAACCCAATCCTTCGTGCAACAAAAATTACAGATGTGGTGGCAGGGCAGTCAGATTACAGCTTCCCTAACGATAAAGTGCTCTCAATTGAGGCGCTATACATTTCAGGTTACCCGCTGACTAACCTGTCACCACAAGCAGCACGCGAGTACATTCAGGCTCAAGACCCAACAAAACTATTGAACGCTGAGCGTCCCGACGTCTGGTACGAGCGTGCTGGCATTATTACTTTGTTTCCTGTACCAAACAAAACCATCACTAATGGTCTAAAACTTGAATACATCACTAACCCAGCAAATTTGAGCGCACTCGGCTCAACCCTGTCAGTGCCAGACCGTTACTTCAACGAACTAGTCAGCTACGTCATTGCACAGGCGTTGGAGATGGATGAGAACTACGACGCTTCAAACATGAAGTTGCGTCAGTTCCGCGACGGACTAGACCGCCTATCAACAAAGGACACCCTGTCACAGGACTCACAGTACGGCACTGTAATGCCTGACCCAGCAGATACCTGGTACTAAATGTCACAAGTCATTCGCTCACGCAGCGCAACACTACAACAGTTCACCGGCGGTCTAAACAACTACTGGGACCAGTCAGCCATTGCCGACAACGAACTCGCATCAATCGTAAACTTTGAGTTCTCCACCAATGGTGCACTAATGTCACGTCCACCAATCTACGTGGACACAAACGGCAGCAACCCAGTCGTAACCCCAGTAGCAGGCGAACCAATTGACATCCTTGGAAACTACATCCGCAACGACGGCGTACGCTTCCTAGTTATCACCACCAACACCAAAACTTGGGTGTTCAACGTTCTAGCAAAAACCTTCACCCAAATCGCAACCTTTCGCGCATCAGACTGTACCCAGTACCTGAACAAAATTGTGCTCTCATCAACTACCGCAGGGCAAGGCGGATACTGGGAAAACGGTACTTTCACAAACACCCCAACCATGCCAGCACTTGGCGGTATCGAACTCTTCCAAACCCGCTTCTTTGGATACGGTGTAGAAGGCACAAGCAGCGCAAACATCATCTACTGGTCAAACATTTCAACCGCAGGACCATCAGGCGAATCAACCTCCGTCTGGACATGGACCAACTCAGCATCAAACTACATGTACGTAGAAATTGGTGGCGGAGACGGACAATGGATTACCGCAATCGCACAAGGCTACAACGACATCGTAATCTTCCGAAACGGAAGCACCTACCGCTACTCGTACAGTGACGTACCTGAAGAAGGTACTATGCAGGCGATGCAGCAAGACATTGGTGCAGAATCACGCCGTTCAGTAGTCAAATTCGAAAACGCCCACTTTGTCCTATCCGGCGGCATCCTATACAAATACCAGAACTGGTTGTACTACCCACTAAACGCCGCTAGAGTAAAGTTTGAGACGTACGATTTCACCAAACGATTCCAGCACGCCGTATCCATCGTGGGACGCCGATGCATTGTCTGGCACAACGGTGGTATGTTCTCATACAACCTAGACACGGAGACATGGAGCGAGTGGGAAAGCACAAGCAGAGTCGCATATTTTTGGACCGTACCAAGACGCTCAGGCGAATTAGAAGAATCTCTTTTCTTTGGTATCAGTGGTGGCAGTAACGTAACAGGCGCAACAGACTTCGCCCTATGGCGCATCGAAAACCAACCAACCAGTGCTGTAGGTTCAGAAACTTTCAAATGCTCCATGAGAACCAAAATCTATGACTTCCAATCACCCGTCGAATGGAAAAGATTGTTCTTCTGGACTGTTGACATGGCGTCAGCGCTACCTGTCAAAGCAGTCGCATACCCTGTATCTTTGCCAGAAACCGCTATCAAGACCAGCTGGGACCAGTTGTCAAAAGATTATGAGGCAGAAACTGGTTTCAAGACTTGGGATGAAATCTCATACGATGCCACTGGTGATACCGTGTACGGCACTTGGGATAACATTGCTAAACCGTCAGGTGCAATTGACACTCTTGTAGATGATTTTGTTTCAGGTGCAGTGCTCCGTTTCGAAGCGAAGCTAAACCAGTCTCTACGCTTCCGCCGAATCTACTTTGAACTATACTTAGACTGTGACGGTACGGCGTCCACATCACCTGTACAGGTCTTCAGCATCACCCCAATGATTGGTGCTAAGGCAAAGATTGCAAAGGAAGCTAACTAATGGCTGGTGCTGAGCGCAACGCTATACTTGGCGGTTTCGAGTTCAATCCGTACGCTGCAGGTAAGAAAATTTACGGCAACATGACCTACGCCCCTACCCGTGGCAAGGTTGATAAGACTGGTTATGCTGAGCGTGATGCTCGCATGGCTGCAAAAAAAGCTGCCGTTCTAGCTAAGCTCAAAGCAAACAATGCCGGTGCTTATGCAAACGCTAACGCTCTAAGGTACGGTAAATAATGGCTGTTAAACCACTTGCTACCCCAGTGTACGGAACTTACCAGAACATCCGTGATGCTCAGGGGACCACTCAGCAGCAAGCAGTTCAGGATACTTATAATGCTCCAGCTGCACCTGCAGGGGATATCAAAGTTGGTATTGGTCAGGGACTTATTGGTGGATTTGGGAAACCACAGACTGTACAGCCTGTTGACCTAACTTCTGGCTCAAGCGCAACCGGTGACTCAGGTACAAATACTGTTACTGGCACCCCTTGGACTTTGGAAGGTGACCCGCTATACCAGCAGGGTATCCTTCAGGGTCAGTCGCAGTTCAACCTTTCACGCAACAAAGCAATGTTTGACCTTAACGCTACCACCGCGCAGACCGCGCAAGACCGTGTAGCTTTGGACGCTAACTCTACCGAGTCACGTCGACGCCTTGCAGGTAACTATGCTGCACGTGGCATGGCTGGCGGTGCAGCAGGTGCACTAACCCTTGCAGAAGCTGAACAGAACGCAAAACAAATTGCTGCACAAACTTCTTTGAAGGACAAGTTGGCTGCTTTGAACGCTAACTTCCTAGAGAACTACGGCAACGTAAACCAGGTTGATGCTGCAGGTAACAGCAGTTACGACTGGACTGGCACTCTTGCAGGTCAGCAGTACAAGACTGCTGCAGCACAGAACGCAATCACTGCACAACTAGCAAAGTACGGAGTCGCATAATGGTAGACAACACTGGCAACCTTTTTGGTGGGGGTCTAGATAAAGGCTCTAAAACAGCTATTACCAAAAATGCATCAAACTTTTGGAATGGTGTAGGCGGATTCTTTGGTGGCATCGCCAATGCCCAGGGTCAGGCAGCTAACCCATACGGTCAGTATGGTGCACCTGCCGCAAAAGCACCACTTGGTGCACCAACTCCTGCAGCACAGACAAGCTTTAATAACATGACCAAACTATTTGCTAATGCTATGTCAGCTCCAGCAAAGTCAGCCCCCACAGTAACTGGAGCGAAGTCTCCTACTAGTGGAGTAACTCCTGCCTCGATTGCTGCAACTATTAAACCAATTAACACTAATTCACAGCGTTATGCAGAAGAGCAGGCTGCCAAGCAGCTAGGTCAAACCTACACTCCAGGTCAGGCTGCAGGCTCAGCAGCAACCGCTGCACAGGCTGCACAAGACGCCGCCCGCAACTCTAAGATTGACACCAACCTAGGGGCAGTTTACTCACCCCTACAGGACCTACTAAAAGTACAGCAGGCTGCAGCAGCAAAACGTTACGAACAGAACAAAGCAGACATTACCTCAATCTTTGGTGCCCTATCAGGTCTCACCGCAGAAGATACTGCACGCATCAACAAGCAGTTCACCGACTCAATTACCAAACAGCAGCAAGATTATGCAACCCGTGTTGCAGAACAGAAAACTGAAGCTGCTGCTGGAACTGCACAGGCTGCAACTACTGGCGCTGAACGCGGTACTGGACCAGCCTTGAATGTCAGCCCAGTACAGCAAGCTGCAGATGCTGCAAACGCTAGCGCAAACGAAACCCTAACCAACTGGCAGGGTCTAATGCAGTCAACTCAGGCTCAGACCATCAAGGATGCTGAAACTCGTGGCGCAGGCTACACTCAGCAGAAACTTGGCTCACTAGCCCAACTATCAAAGAACTTTGAAGATACCCTGTCACAGTTCGCAGCACAAGATGCCCAGCTGAAGTCACAAATGGCTCAGTCAAAGATTGACGCACAGAACGCTTACATGTCCAACGACTTCGCTGCAGCACAAGCTGCAGATGCGCAGCAAAACAAACTACAGCTACAGGACCTAAAGAACCAAGGTCTAATGGATGTTGCAACTTTGAAAGCTAAGGTAGCTCTTGCACGCGGTGCAGGCTCAGCAAAACCAAACCTAAAGGGCGTAGAAGCCCTAATGGCTAAAGCTGCAAGTACCGGCGTTGACTTCATCGGCGTACAAAGCTCTGTACAAGACGCATACAACACTGCTTACTCCCAGAAGAACCCTGACAAGACTAAAGCCGGTAAAGCTCCAACCGTTCAAGAGGTAAAGGCTGCATGGTATTACATCAATGGTGGTAGCCCACAGGGAATGGCTAAGAAAACTCCAGTAGCAACCGGATTGATTGAAGACCTATACAAGTAGTCTTGCTCTATAATTAGTCTATTGACTACCTAGGACGGATTACCTTGGCTGACCCAAAGAAACCTGTAAGCCCTTACGCAAATACTAAGGTGACAGGCAAAAAAGCAGTAGCTGCTTCACCTTACGCAAAGACAAATGCTAAACCTGCAGAAACAAACCCTGTACTAGCAGCAGGTCAGTCAGTCCTTGACGCAATCTCAACCCCCCTCTACTTTGTAGAAGGAGCCATCAACGAAGGCGTCAACCAAGCCAAAGCTGGCAAAGTTGACCTAGGCGCAGTCCTAGGCGCTGCAGGCAAAAACGCAACCTCATGGACCCGCGGCGAACAAACCATCCTCGGCTCAGACCTACTCAAAAATATGGGCGTCATCGGTGCCAAAGGCTCAGGCTCACCAATTGAAGAGAACACCCCAGGTGCTTTCATTGCAGGCTTGGGTGCAGATATCATCCTCGACCCAACTAATCTAATCCCAGGAAAAGTCCTACTAACAGGTGCAAAAGCTGCAACTAGTGTTGCCAAGGGTGCCGTCATTGGTGCAAAAGATGCAATCTCAGGAGTAGTCCCCCTCGCCCGTGCTGTCAAGGGTAAAGCTGCTGAAGAAGTTGCAGCCCTAACTGAGAAGGCTACCATGAAGCCTCTCAGCCGAAGCACAGACAAACTTTTCAAAGCAGGCTACGCCCTAACCGGTAAAGAAAATGCTGCAGCAGCACGCTACACCGGTGCTGTAGAAAAAATTGCCAACGTAACCTCACCAGTTGTAAAACTAGACGCACCACGCTCAGTAACCGAAGCACTAGGACAAACTCTGGGCTCAGCCTTTGACACTGCAAAAGCAGCCCTAGTCACCACCGTCGTACAAGACAACGCAATCAACTTCATCGACAAGTTCGCTCGCAAAGAAGCAAAAGCACTTAAGCGCAACCCTGCCCTAGCAGAAGCAACCCTTGAAGGTATGCCAGGACACCTAGCAACCGATGCTGCAACCGGTGTTTCAGCAAAACGTACCGCAACAAAACTTGCAGACGGCAACACCCTAGAGTTTCCAAAGTTCACCCCTTACAAGGCAACCAACGGCAAAATCTACGTCAGCAACGGTGAAAAAGCTTACTCATTCCCAACTGAAGCAGCAGCACGCGCATATATCACCTCAACTGGTGAAACTGCTGCAAAGACTGTTGCTGGTGCAAACCCAATCTTTGATACTGCAGCAACCTCAATCCCGCTACCAAGCATGATTAAGATTCCAACCACAGCACCAGAAGCAAAAGCTGCACAGAAGAGCCTAGACCTCATCCAGAGCCTTGCCAAGACCGCTGAGGCGACAGTTTCACAGGGCAGAGGCAAGAAGCCTCAGGTTGTCACCTACAATGGCTTCACAGACCTCGTAGCAGGTCTAAAGGCTGGACACTCAGTCGACTACGCATCACTCACCAAAATCATTGACGCACTAGACCCATCACGCCAATGGGTAAAGGGTGTAGAAGGCTTAAGCGACAAGCGAGCCTACCAGTTCGTCAGCGAACTCCTCACCACTGCTGGTGTACAAACCGCTGCAAAGGTACAAGAACGCCTAGACCTAATGAACGCACACACCATCCTCAAAGGACAAGGCGTCGCATTCTCAGAAACAGCAGCAACCTACGTAACCCTACGCCTCTCACAAGGCGGTCAGAAAGCCCTAGCATCAGCCGTAGGAGCCGAAGAGCTAGCAAAGGCAATTGAAGCCTCACGTGACGCTTCAATGCGCCGCATTCGCGAAGCAGACATTGCTCCACGCCCAGAGAAAAAGGGAATCGGCAAGCAACTAGACCGCGTAACTAACGGCGTAAACCGTGCCTTCACCAAACGCTTCGGAGATATCCTAGACATCACCAAGCAGAAGCAGTACTGGGAAGAAATCACCAACATGGGTGACCTTGCCGTACGCAACACCGAGGACGCATGGGATGCTGGTAGCCGAGCAATTCTCAAACTGCAACTAAACCAGTCATACCAAGCAGGACTCATCGGCTCCCTACTAGGACTAGCAACCTACCGTGACGGTAAGCGAATTGCATCAGACCTAGAAAAGGGCATCATCTCAATTGAAGGCGCCCCTGCAGAACGCATGGCACGCTTCATCAGCGACCTAAACCTCTCACAAGATGTCATCTCAGGCACCCTAGGCTCACGCCTAGTACACATTCGTGTACAAGACCCAAACCTATCAAAGCAGCTACCACCAAACTTTGTTTACCTGCACCTAGGTGACATCATGGAAGCCTTCCGCCAAACTGGCAAAAGTAACCTAATGGAAGAAGCGTTCTTCCCAGTAGGACCTGGTATCGAACGCACCACCGACTCAATGTCATTCTCAGGTGTAGTCGAAGCAGCCCGCCACATTCTAGAAATGCAACAGCTAAACAAAAGCATTGCACGCGCAGACGTCGTACGTATGATTTTGTCACGCTCAAAAGACCAAGTAGCATCAACCCCAGAGTTTTTAGCACGAGTAGACAACCTTGCAGAAAAAATTGCAGACCACCTACTTGCCAAGGAAAGCAAAGCAGTTGCAATGCTCACCCAAACTCACAAGTCACGCCTAATCGCTGCAGCAGACGAAGCACTTGCCTCAGCAGAAACCCTCTCACGTGACCTATTCGATAACATGCTCCAAGGTATGGAAGCAAACCTTGTCAAGGGCGTAAACAGCGAAGAAGAGCGCCTACGCCTAGTCAAAGAACTATTCCAAAAGTTTGTTTACCTATCAGGTGCATTCAAAGCACAAAGCACTGAAGTAGGCGAATCAGTTCTACGCACCGCAGCAATGGTGTACATCAACGACGGCAAACTAGCCAACCTACTAAAAGAAAAGGGTTACAAGGGCGAACAGCTCCTAACCACCCAAGATGACATCACCGACCTACTAAACCAGGTCAACAACATGTTCAAAACTGAAGGACCAGCAAAAATCTCACGCACCCTAAACGGTGTCGCACGCAAAGCCAGCGAAAAACAAGTCAACGACATCATCAGCAAATATGAAGAAGCCCGCCTCAAATACGACAGAGTACGCAACGAACTAGCAGGCACCACCGACCAGGCAGGCTACACTGCTTGGGCAAAGAAACTAGAAACTGCACAAACAGCCCTAGTCAAGCAGCGTGACCGTATGGACAAGGTAGGACTACCAACCCAACACTGGACCCCAGAAGGTTGGATTCCATCAGAAAACTACAACGAACTCCTAGTCCGTCAAGCAGCCGGTGAAACCACCATCCTCGACGCACCACTACCAACAAAAGTTCGCGCAATCCCAGTAGATAAGCAATCAGCAATCTACAAAGAATACGCGCTAAAAAACCTAGAACAACAACTAGCGTTGCGTGCAACCGACGCCGAAGAAGCATCAACCATCGTTCTCTCACGCCTAGCCGAAATTGAAAAACAATACCCAGACGACCCAATGGGACAAGCAGAAGCACTCGCCCAACAAGTAGTCAGCGAACAACTCAAAAAGGGCATCACCCAAACCACCCGCGCAACCCTAACCGAAGCAAACACCTTCGTAGGAGCCGGAACCTACAACGCTGCCAAAACTGGTGAAAAAGCCCTCGCACAAAAAGTCTCAAAAGCAAACCTAACCGCCAACGCAAAGCGCAGCTTCGCAGAACGCTCAGGTGGCGAACTCTGGAGCGCAAAGAGCGGACGCAACCTCTCATACGCATTCATGGTCGAAGCACAATCACGCTACAACATGGCAATCCAAACCTCATCACACGCACTAACCACCCTCGTCAACAAATACATCAACGTCGTAGGCGAAGAAGACTTCCACACCGCATTCGCAATGGCAGTCGGCAAAACAATCCCACGCAACACCGCACCAGAAATGAAAGAACTAGCACTCGACATCCGAAAAGCAACCGACGCATTCTTCGGCAAAAACGGTGCAATCATCGCCTCAGGCATCGACGGCAAATCAATCCAAGCAG